TATTGATTTTTAAAAATACTTCGTTAGATTTTGATATAACAAGATTTGCTGTTGTATCAATCACGTAGATCCATTCATCTATGGGTATTTATTACCCCAGTCCAGAATTGAATCTCATGAATTCAATTGCATTCTTGATTTGATATGTGCGATTAGTAATCTGCTTTAGAATACTTTCAATATAAACAAGCATAGTATCATAATAATCAATCTTTAAGCAGACAGTAGAAAGTTTTTCGTCTGCATCAAGATACTTTTGCATTGTGTCTTTATCACGAATCTTTTTGGGGAATGGATTCTCTACATAAACATCAGGATCTGCTTTCCCACTAAAGTACTCATAGCGTTCGTGGCGAATATTTTTTCTCTGTTGCTCTGCTTTCTTTCTCATTAGAAAGATTGTATTATATAATTCAAAATACTTCGCATGAAGAGAAGGAATATTTATTGATTCTGTATGGAGGTTATCCATATCAATTTTTGCATCCTTTTCCCACATCTCTTGAAGTTTATCAAGATCAATCATAGGGAGTTATTTTTTAAATCAGTAAGTGTGTAACTAGTATACTTGAATTCTGCGTTTGCTGTAAAGTACTGAATATCTGTATCTGTAGCATCAAAGGTTAGTGTTGTTAATGAAATTGGAAACAGATCTTTAAAATTAACATTAAATTTTGGAACCAAATTGCTGCTTAATATTTGAAGGGTTCCATCAGAATATATGTTTTGTCTGTCTTTTGTATATGGACCTTTTACTATTCCTTCTGCTTCAAGGTCTCTAAATTCTTGAACCGATTCGGGATATCCTAATCCACGAATCCAGTTTTGAATTTCCATAAAATTTTCAAGATTTTCATCAACAAGAAATCTTAAACTCAAATCTCCAAAGTCTATTTTATCTCCAGGAGTTGGAATATCACGGAGATAGTTTGGTTGTATTGCTACTCCAAGATTCAGATCTGGAATATTTGCTTCATTACAAAAGAATGCAACTTTCGGACTTCTCTTCAGGTTAAATTTAAATCCTGTTGGAGCGAGAAAATTACGATTCTCTATTTGAGATCTTGTCATGGTTATTCGCTTACTACTGTTGCATTTTTCCAACCACCATTTTTACCATCAGGGTTTTCCATTAATGAGGTTGGATCTTCATCAAAAACTAATCTATCTGCATAATTATCGGACCATCTATTTTTACCTTTGTAATAAACAGAAATTTCACTGTTTATCAAACTTGGTTTTTTAATATAAAATGCCATGATTCGTTTTCTAACTATTTAGATAAAAAAAGGGGACCTTTCGGTCCCCCAGAAAACTCTTGTGAGTAAGAATCACATGAGGTTCTTGACTGCAACACGTCTGTAGTAGCGGTTGCTGTTAACAGCGAGGTTACCTTCGCCCTGGTTGGTTCCTTCAGCGAATGGGTTGGCGACCAGACCATATCTGGTCTTAAAGCCAATCTTGGGCTGGAAGGAGTTCTCACCAACGGCACGAACCATTTGGAGAGGAACGTATGGGCAATAGAAGAGACCAGCGTCATAAGGTGAAGAACCCTTATAACCGACAACATAGTACTGGTTACCGTTAGCAGCGTTAGCAGCGGTCAGGTTTGCAGAATATGGGTCGATGTAGACTCTGTACTTACCTTGGAGAACACCAGCGAAGGTGTTACCAGTGTCATCAACGTTCAGGTTTGCGTTGAGTGCAGGGGTGTAGTCGAGAACACCAGCCATGGTCAGTGCTGAAGCAACGTCAGCAGAGCACATGATGATGTTGCCCTTCCCGCGACGAGTTCTTTGTGCGATTGCGTTAGCGTCGCGCTCGATTTGGAACAGGAGACCCTTGAACTTCTCAACAGACCAACGACCGTTGGAGTCAACGTCGAGGTCGAAGATACCAGCAGTAGCGGTATTTTGGACAGCACCTTGTTCAGCAACCTTATAGATGGTTCTGATGACTTCGCGGTTGATTTCAGCAAGAATCTCTGTGGAGAGAATGTTTGCTAATTCCGCTTCAGCATTCAGACCGTGGATTGCCTTGAGGTCTTGGGCGAGTTCTAATGAGTACTCAGCCTTCAGAGCACGTGACTTTGCAGTAACGGTGACCTTCTCGATGGAGAAGTTCATCTGGTTGAAAGCATTTGCGGTAGTACCGTCAAGTGCTTCTGCAGAGTCAGTTCTCATGCCACCACCGACGTTATAGTCGGTAGAAGTTGCAGAACCAACAGGGTTCAGAACTGCAGGGTTGGTGCCAGACTGGGAAGTAGTACCCATACCAGCGTTGCCATCAACGAAACCGTTCTCGTCGTCACGACCGAAAGGCTGACCAGAGAATGCGGTATCTGCTTCGTTGTAGAATGCTTCAGAACCAGTGGTACGGTTAGTACCATAGCGTGAACGCATTGCGAAGATCAGTCCAGTAGGACCGTTCATTGGTTGAACGCCAGCGAGGTCATAAGCGACCAGGTTAGGCATGGAGCGTCTGATCAGTGAGATCAGAACGGGGTCGAAACCAGCAACAGGACCTGTTGCGGTTGCGTCTGCGGAGAAACCAGCATTAGCACCAGAACCAGTGTTCATGGTGGGTTGCTCCATCAGCATTCCGCCTGCATTGAATGCGGATTGCTCTCTTAAAAATCTTTCTTGGTTTTCGAGCAGGACTGCGGTTACCGCTTTACGATGGGAATCTTTGATTGGATCAAGACCCTCATAGTTGAGAAGAGGTGCCCACTTTTCCTGCAATCTTTCTGACTGAAACATTGCGGTTTACCTATTTGTGGATGTTTTTGTTTGAATTATATTAAATTCAATTATTTTTGCTAAATGAACCTAAAGTCTTCAGGTATGCTGACATAGAACCAGAGGGAAACTCGGGTGACTGATCAACACCTTCTGAAAGGGTTTCTGTTTTAGCAGATGCTGGAGCTTTCTGTGCTGCGAAGTATGACTCCTTCAGCGTCTCCAGTTTCTCACGATATTCTTCTTCACTTTCAAACTCAACACTTTCGGCAAGTGAAGCGAGCTTCTCTTTCTGTGTCTGTGCAAGACCTTCAGAGACCTTATCAAGGATACCATCAGCAACCGACTCTGCGAGACGCTTGTTTAATCCGATGTTTTTCTCAATCTGCTCGTTGAGTTTTTCTTCCATTTCATCAAGTTTTTCTACCATGCTCTCAAGAACATCATATTTATCTTCAGGGATTGATACATAATGTGCTTCAAAAAGTTCCTTCATGCCAGAGAGGAAGCTCTCTGTCATTTCGGTCTTAAGTCCATGTTCAATAACGAGGGAGTTCTCTGCGAACCACTCGTCTGCAACATACTCAAGATATGAATCAACACGCTCGGCAAGTGCTTCTTTTGCTTCAGAAACTTCCTCTGCGAGTTTTTCTTCGTATGCTGCTTCCAGTTCTTCTTTAATGGTAGCAACCTTTGCATTGATTGCTGCTTCAAAGATGGTCTTTGCCTTTTCTTTGAATTCTTCGGAGAGTTCTTCACCACCGAGAAGAGCATTAACATCTTCTTCGATGTCATATTCTGCGGTTTCCTCTACTTCCTCTTCAACAACCTCATCGACGATCTCTTGATCTTCTTCGATGGTTGCTTCGGTTTCAAGTTCTTCTTCTTCCTTCATGCCTTTAGCACCTTTGTTTACAACGTCTCTTACTTGCTTCAGAGTCGCACCAGGAGTCTTCAGCTTTGCTGAATCATCGTCTGGTTTGTAGTTATCTGGGGTAGGACCACCAAGATCCTCATAAGAACCTGCTACTGAAGTATCCATTGCTTCTGCTGGTTTTGCACCTGCATTGACAGCAGTTTTGGATTGCTTTGTGCCTACTTCCATTTCTTGTAATTGTTTGCCACGAGACATTTGAACTCTCCGTTTACCTTAGTTATTAAACTATATTTATTTATAAATTAAAATCTTTTATAAATTATTGAGGAAATCATTGAACAGATTTAACTTCTGCTCATCAAGTCTTTTTTGATCAACTAAAGTGTTGATTGTTTTGTAAGTTTTCTCTGCATATCTTTCGCGGAGAATACCTCCATCCCAAACCCACTCTTTTCCTTCCATAATTCCTTCAACAAATGCATCAGGAGCAGAAGGATCGGCAACAATATCAGCAGCAGTTGCTAACATAAAATCGTCACCGACGATGTTAACACCCTCACGGGTCATTTTTAATGAACCAATACCACGAGAAGAAACTCCAAGTCTTACACCTTCTTCAATAAGTGAAGATGCAATTTTTCCCATTGGAGTGTTGAGAATTTTTGCTTTACCAACAAAGTTTGAACCACTTTCT